ATGGTGAGTGAAGACATCCTGCGGAAAATAGGCGGGCAGTATATTGCGGCAGCTCTTCAGGCGTCGCCGAACGTCGAGACATCAAAGGAAGATTTTCAGGAAACGATTATCGAGTTGCCAGTATCTGGAACGACGCGGTTTAAATGCCAGCGCATGACTGGAAAGCAGGGTAAATACCGCTACAGGTTCTGGATGGCTGTTGAGGCGGTTCGGACTGAGGAAACAATACCCTTCGGTGAGGGCAGGGAAGGGCGGGCAATAAAAAAGCCCACTGATTAGGTGGGCTTCTGACTGACGAGTATTAGAAGCGATGTCTGATTCCTGCGTCCTTCATTATTCCGTTTGCCGTAAACTTGGAATTGCAATTGAAAGGGACGGTTACCGCTAGCGATCCTTTTCCCCATAACTCATGGGATCCTTTACCTTGACGAATAAAGATAAACCCATGCTTCTTTAGTTGATCAATTACTCTGGGGTAATACCCATTCATGCGCCCAATAGGCGCAGGTCGGTAACCGGTCGGGGGGCATGGCTGCTGTGCAATTGGTGGTCAAGCAACTCGCCTACTGAACTTGTGACTTCCTTCACCAACTCATCAAGGGTTTCCGCTTCGCAGACTAGGCCACGCAGATCATTGCTTGTAGCAACAAACACATTGGCCTCTTTATCATGCAAAACGTCCACACGCAACTTCAACGTAACGCCGGCGCTTCCCAGAGTTCTCCAAAAGGGGAATCCGATTCTATACATTAGCACTACCCTCCAATTCTATGGACGAGCAAAATCATCATCAAAGTTCTAAGCGATGGGAACGGATTAATTATTAATCTTCCCAGGTATCTGCAAGTAACTGCTTCACAAGAGTATTTTTGAATGACGTGCTGTTAATAAAAAACGTTGCGTTTGCGCAACTGTACGTCCACGTATTGTTTACTATAAAGCAACCTTTAGCAAGCGCTAAATCAGGTCTTTGTCAAGCCCTCTCTGTCGCTGATGGAACGGGTAGCATATCCACCGGTGCTATCAAATGCCTCCCATTATTGTACGGATGGCTTATTTACGAGCATCCTTCGGTCTGGCAAATCGAACTCCCGGGGATATTGCATCCTTCCCTAGCGCCTCATTATTCAAAGCAATCGCATGTTGTTGCGCTGATTCCAACAAAACAAATATCTGCTCCGCCTTCGTCTTCAATTGTGATCGCTTGCCTATATTGGGAAGGTCGTTTGCAATAGCCCCGATGGCATTCAAGTTGGCGACGAGCTTATAGAAGGTGTCGGACATAATCAATGCTCGGTCTTGTCATCCAGCCCCTGGATGACATTGCCTAAAACACCAGCCATGGTTTCCATTCCTCGGATCAGCAGCATGTTCTTCTGCTCATCACTGAGTTCATTTGAATAACCCATCGCCACGTGCTCTTCCAGTGGCAACACGCCATACGTAATTTCATAGTGCGCAACATTCATCGCTAACAGGCGGCACATTCGGCAAGATCCTCTTTGCCGGAAATCTGAACTAACTTGTCGACAAGCGCCATGCACTCTTTGAGGTCTACCGGCTCATGCATAATGTATTAGCTCAATTGCGGTATGGCGCCTTGATTTTTGCCATTCCCACGGTGGAGTAGGGGACTTGTCAGTCCATAGCCCACGCTTTAACTGTCGGGCTTCATGCTGGAGGATATAGAGGCTGTGATCCTTCGCATACTGGCAGCGTCACAAACAACATCGATGTTTCAGTACTGACAGTACACGTTAAAGAAGCGGCGTAGCGAGCCGTTATTGATGAGAATGCCCACATTGATACTCTGATGTACCTCAGTCCAATGGGAATCAAACTGATACCCGGCGACAATGCCAGAATGTGCACGACAACGTTTGATGCCGCATTTCTGGAGAAGAAGAATGAAAAAAATATTGATTGTGTTTTGGTTGACTTTTCTTGGCTCACCCGTTTGTTCTGCACTCAGCTCAGCTAACCCTTCGCGAGCGATCGCTGAAACCTCGTTGCCTGCTTCTATCAATAGCTTCTTTCAGTGAGCATGCAAATGAAAAGCTTGTCCGTATTAACGCTTATGTGTTTCATGCTTCTCAGCTCGGGCTGCGCTGTCTTCATGGCCGCAAAACAACCAGATAAAAAGAATGTGGATTTGTTCCAAATCGGACCCCTAGAAGCATGCTGCTGGCAGAATTCGGCATGCCAACTGTCAGCGAATTACGAGACGGCAAGAAGCACGAAATATACAAATTCGTGCAAGGCTATAGCGCCGGGGCGAAAGCCGGCAGAGCTGTCTTTCATGGCGCTGCCGATGTATTAACATTAGGATTATGGGAAATCGTAGGAACGCCAGTTGAAGGCACATTTAGCGGTGACGAGATGGCCTACGAAGTGAGCTATGACAAAGACGACAGAGTTGATCAGGTTATTGCGCTGAAGAAGTGACATAAAATGATACTGCCAGCTCAACAATAAGGAGAAATAATGAAACTCATCATGGGCCTTTTAATGGCCCTGTTTTTTGCCTCAGCGATAACTGGATGCGCCACACCGAAATACAACTATACCGCTCTGGAAACGTCTGTCCGCGAGCCCGTATTAGGTTCTTCAAATACGAGTCATGTCGGAGACATCATGCTGCGTCAAGGGAAATATAAGGAGCATGACTCGATCTACGTCAAAGATAAGATAGATGTCATTTGGGCGTATACACTCATGCCCGGCTATTATCTGAAGCAGGGAGAAGATGACGTTGGAGTATACTACTATCCTGGCGGCGACGAGCCGGGGCATGTTGACAAGGCCATGCTTGCCGATCCATGGAAAAGTATTATGGCAAGGAAAGATCCTCCCGCCATATGCGTTATCACGATGTTCAATGTGGCGACCTGTAATACCATGCACCAGAATTATTTCGAGCGACGCAAAAAACCCCTTGCACACACCGGCTCGTTTGAGCAAACGCTTATTTATGGCGGCCGACTAGGCGACAAAATTAACATTGGCTATCGCGAGTACTCGGGAAATATGACTCGGCCGGCCTTCAGTAATAACGTCGAGTACGACCTTTCACAGTCGATGCTTATTGGATACAAGGGTGCAAAGATAGAAGTAATTGAGGCCAATAACCAGCAAATTAAATACAAGGTTATTGAGAGTTTTACTCCCGCCAATTAACCCGCTTCAGCGGGTTTTTTATTCCCATCTATCCTTGATATAAAGCTCAGCAATAGATAGCATTCCTCGACAATGAAGACCTACAGAGGCAGGGAGGAATCAATGGATAGATTGGAGTGGGTGGAGCGGGCGGCGATAGAAAACCTTGAGGAGAATGCGCAAATCAGTGGTCTTTTGAGAAAAGAGTCAGTCACGTTACTGACCTTGCTACTTTCTGGCGCCGGTGCTGCTCTATATTTTGCAGCTAAAGAAACAAATTTAATGGCTGTGGCCATGGCCGTGAGCATCTGGCTTTTCGCCATCGCTCTGCTGCTAAGCATTAAATGCTTAATGTTTGCGACTTTCCCCGCTGTATGGAATGAGCCAAAGAATCTTAATAATAAGCTGTACGATTTCGAAGAAGTGCGTGAGAAAGAGCTTCTGAACATGCAAGAAAGGATTGAGCGGGCCGGGACATTCAATGCAGAAAAAAGTGAATGGCTCAATAATTGCATAATACTCGCGTGCCTCACGCCAGGAGTAGCGCTATTAACCTGGGCTATTTAGGTGACCGGGTTCTGCGAACAGGGGTAGGTTGTCCTATTTTTCCGCTTCTTTTGTCCGGCGCTTGAGTTAAAACTGATCCTGCAAGGCTCTTTGCTGCACTGGTTGCAGTTTTTTGCTGCAAAACCTTACCGGCCAAACTGGCCGTTTTCTGCGAAGACTTTTCATCTTTTGCCATATTTCCTCCGTTAGCTTTTCATAGGATTGGTTACAAATCAGTTACATTTAGCAAAGAAAGAAAAATGAGTTGCGGCAATATCATTTCAACTCATTGTTTTATATGGCTCCCCGACCAGGGCTCGAACCTGGGACCTGCGGATTAACAGTCCGCTAAAGTTCTCGTTTCTAATCAGGGTGTTGTAATCGTTTCTGCACCGCAAGAGCAGAAAAACAGCTAGTCTGCAACCCGCATGGATGCTATATGTGCGTTGCCTTTGCGGAGCGCATTTGTCATTTTGTGGGCGTTACAATTTGCCCAAGACGGACGTAATGCTCAGTCATTTTAACCGATGAATGGCCAAGCTGCCGACGCGCTTCAACCAGTCCATGACTGTCTGCTTTTTCCGTTCCAGCCTTCGCCCGAAGGTCTCTAAACTGGAACCCTCTTATCCTCGCTGCCAGATCAGGTTGGCCGCTTCTATCCGCTTTGTCGGCCGCCTTAATCCTCGCTCTCTCGAATCCGTTGTCCAGTCCAGAAGTAGACAGAGCAAAACCACCTTGCGAGATGATCAGCGCGAGGTTGTGGACTGAGCTTCCCTTCTTTCTTGCGGTGATATTCTCTATCAGCAACCCAAGACCATTCAGCACGCCAGCGTCATCCATTAGCCGAATCCGCACTGATTTTTTAGTTTTACCCTGCTTTACTAAAATAGCGCCATCCCGAATATCAGTTTCGCGCATTTTAAGCGTGTCGGCCGGTCGCTGGCCGGTAAGGTAAGCTAGGTCCATCGCATCGCGTACGGCCGCACTTGCAGAGTCCCTGACCGCGTTGAATACGTCGTCATTGATGAATACGTCGCGGCCGTCTTCTTTAAAACCCTGAACCCCCTTGCATGGATTGGCAAGTGCCGTTAATCCGCGCTCTCTCGCGAAGTTCCAGATGTGGGATAGCAATGCCTTTTCGCGATTTGCCCTGACCTTTGCCTTTGCTCCGCGCCAGTCGAGATATTGCCGAACGTGTAGCGGTTCAATGTCATCCAGCAAACACTTCTCGTCAAAGAACTTCAGAAGGTTGGCAATCTCAACCAGATTATCCTTACTGGTCCTCGGCGCTTTCGTTGGAATAATCTCCCTCGTATACCGCTCCGCTACAGCCTGAAACGTCACGGCCGGAGTCGGCTCTGTGACGGTTAGCTCCGCCCATTTCATTACGGCCGACGTGTAATCGCTGCCAAGCGGTATCTCATGCCGAGGCTTGCTACCGGAATCCAGATAGTAAAACACGCGGCCGGAGCGCTGCACTCGCGCCCTCATGCCTTTCGGCAAATTCAGATTCTTGCTTGGCTTTCTCCCCATGCGCTTATTCTGATCGTTCATTATGCAGTTCGCAATACCTTTGGCTGCCAACGTTCACGAGGTTGAGCGGGCTCTTTCTTACTCTCAAGAATAGAGCGCACCACTACCGGCCGGCCGACAGCATTCACATAAAACGGGATGCCCATGGTCCGCAGTTGTTCGACCTGCAGGCGCCTAACCTTTCGCCCCGTCAACTTGGCTATCTCGTCAGGCGTGAGGAACATCTTTCGTTTCCAATTCAATCAACAGTTCAATAAAGTGTTTCGCTTTCTCGAGATCGGCTATGCCGCCCTTGTCCCGCCAGCGCGTTAAATATTTGATGGCGCTACCCTCACAGAATCCGATACCGTTGGCGTGAATGTATTCGACTGGCTGAATCTTCAGCTTCTTGTAGTGGTCGCCGGATACTTGGACGTCGAGTGCTGAGTTACTCATCCGGCACTTCCTCCCCAAACTTCGAAGCGACGTAGCAGCGCATTGCGGCTATGAGGGGATCCGGGCCACTGTATTGCAGTCCTTTGAAACACGCGTAGGGGAGCTTCACATCACCCTTAGTGATGTAGAACATTTCTATCCCTTCACGTTCTGTGATCGGCCCACCTTGCGACCAGTCCGTGGAGGGAGAGTAATTGCTTGATTCTGACCATTGGGTTCTGTCATGGACGCTGCAAGCGGCACCGTTTACGCACGCATGGATGAAAACCTTTTTACCATCGGTCTTGCCCGCCCAGTAATCCAGTAATGCACCTTTGAGTTCTGCTACCTTCATTTCTCCCGCTCCCTAATTTTCGCTTCCAGTTCTGAAACAAACTTGTCCCGCGCTGACCAGCCTAGCCATGTGTGCTGCGTCACAAGGCAAGCGTAACCGTCGTGCCAGCGGGCCAAGTTGTAACCTCGCGGCTTTGCCCACTGCTCGAATTCTTGATCGCTGACGGTTACCACGACGGCTCCTGCCACCACTTCTCAAACTCCTCGCGCTGTTTCTGCTCAGTCATCTCGGTCTCCTTTCATCCGCTCATACTCGTGCAAATACGCATAAACGGTCGTGACGTGTACGCCCAATCTCGACGCGGCCTGTTTCTTACTCAGCCCTTCGTCTATCCATTCCAAGATTTGCGGAACGACCTCCTGAACGCGATCCTGAAACTCTTTGGTCTGATTCTCGTATCGCGTGCGCTTCGGAGTCGTGGCGAGCATTGCTTCCTGAACGTCCATCATTAACAGTTGCACAGTGGAGTAGCTTGGGATCAACTCTGATCTCTGGTTTAATCTGCGCACGATCTGACGCGGCATGCCGTCCATGGAACAGATCATGCTTAACCCTTGAGCCGGTGCGTGATAACTCCAAGCCGCGGCCTTTCGTTAACCGGTGCGCCGAGAAAATCACTCTCGATTACGCCACCTGTAGCCTTGATATAATCGACCTCCGCTTTAGCGCTATTGATTATCACCTGCGCCACATCCGAAATAGCCTTTGCGCGATCAATGTCCATGGGCTTATCTTTGTCCTTCAGCGCCGCAATCGTTTCGAATAAATGTAAGCGCAGTTCCGTGATGTTATTTGCCATGAATTTTTCTCCTGATAACGCCGTTTAATCGGATGACTTCCTTGATCTCTTCAGGAAGGTTGTGAACGCTGTTTCGCAGCATTAACTCTTTCCTTGTTAACACTTCCAAATTCGCTATGTTGCAGTTCTGCTTGTTGCCGTCCTTGAATATGAGGGCCGTTCCTCTAGCCGGGTACTCGCCATGCGCTTCTTTCCATATTTCGCGATGTAGTAGGCGCCACTGATACATGCCCTCGGCAATCTTTATCTCGAGATACCCATCTTTGCTAATACGTGTTGTTCCGGCTGGCTTATGGTTTGGCGGAACAGTGCCGGGGCGAAAGCGCGTCTCTGCCGAACGTCCGCCGCTATCAAAATGAATACCTTTGTTCCACGCGCTCTGTCCTTTCTTGAACCTGGACGCAGAGCCTACATTGTCACCACGCCGCAACCTGCAGGCGGCCGGACTAGCTAAATACGCATCGCTTTTCCTGATTCCGAGCATCGTGGCCATGTGGTAGACGGCTCGCTCAGGGCGGCCCAATATGGTCACTACGTGTGGTGTCGGACTGTCAGGATAAATTTCACGCAGAATCCTTTTCTCGGATTCCGTCCATTGACGTCTCATACCAATACCGCGCCAACTGAGATAATCATGGCCAGCGAACCGAGGAACCACAGCCAGTCGCGGTTTTTCTTCGCCGGCTGATAACGGACTCCGAACGCATAACGAGAATCCCGGATTGTCATCGAGTAATCCGGATGCCAGCCAGAGCTAACGTATTCCTTTTCTAACTTCTGCATTTCGCAATCTCCTGTTGTGCCTTGATAAGTTCGCGGTTTTTGTTGTCAATGAAACCGAGCGTTCCGATTACCGCAGCGATGGCGAAGATGACCAGAAAGCCACGCCAAGTGATTTGTGGCTCGTTCATGGCACACACAACTCTTCTAGTTCATTCCAGCTTGGGTCGTAACCTTTAATGCATTTCCATGTTGCAAGGGCGCACGAGAAAACGTCCCAAGCTTTTACGATCTCGTCAGATTTCCATACATGGATTTCCACGTAGCCCGGTACCGTGCGTGACACAAAGATGTTGGCGCAAACGTTAACCGGGAGTTGCAAGCCACGGTGGTAAGCAGACAATTGCCAATCCTGGTCATAAGCGAGTTTCTTTGTATCGCCGGGCGCCATATCTTTGCTCTTGTGGTCAATCACAATGCCGTGTGACGGACTGTGTAGATCAACCTTTCCGCCGTAACCTAGCGTCGAAGCAAAAGAGGTTTCGGCAACCCAATCATTCACGTCTGGAAACGTTTCATGGAGTTTTGAACGAACTGCCGAAACATGGTCTCGGTAATCGTTGGGTACTTGCAGCCCCTTAAAACTTGCCTCAATCGCATCATGAATGCGTGTACCCTCTTCAGCCGCTTGGATGGCTTGCTGCTTAGAGTCGTCCAATACACGCGCAAGAAAAACCTGATCGCTTTCGCCAGAAGCCCGCGGGAGAGTGAGGGCAGCCAGGATGCCTTGCTTTACCTTCCACTCAACCAGCGCCGCTTTGTTAAGCACATCCAAGACTGTTGTCACGCTTGGAGCGAGGCCAAGCTGACGCGCATCCCTAAGGGTCGTATCGCGCTCGTTACCGTTTTTCCCGATGACGGTATATTTCGGACTCCCGTCTTTTTCATACCAATGGCTCATATCTCAGGCGTCCTTAAAAGGGTATATCGTCATCCATATCTTCGAACCCAGAGGCTCCCATGGGCGCTACAGCGCGAGTTGTTGCGGCAGGCAACGCCTTGTCCCTCAAGCTGCTAACTATGCTGCCCAGGCGCTCAGCTTTCGTGGCCTTATTGAGAATCTCGCTTGCGGTCATTTCGGTAGAAGCTTCAAAACATCCGACCAAATTAAGTTTTGAGCCCATCGATCCGTCGTTTTTCGTGTAATGCTCTTTCTGCAACAGAACTCCCACCGGCTTATTCATTAACTCAGGGAATACATCGGCATCTGTTTTTTGCTTGCCGCCGTCCATCCATTTCTCGATTTGCGCATGGACCGGCTTAATCTGCTTCACACGCATACAGGTCATCAAGGCATTTAGTACCTTCAGCCCGAACAACTCTTTCCCGTCCGCGTTATATGTCCAGAGTGTCAAGAAATCAGCGTCCCTTCCGTCCGCGGAACGAAACGTGAATTCAATGCCCTCTGTGCTTTTTTTGCTTGTCACGGCCTCCGCTCTGGTAAATGCGCCGGCGTATTTGCCGGTTTCGCTGATGCGCCCCTGTTCGGCTTGTTTTGCGGCTTCCGGATTCAAGTCATAACTTCTCATGCTCATGCTCCTATTGTTGTTAAATCGTAGTAAGTGCAAATGGCCTGATCGACCACCTGCAGATCGTTTCCAATCTGTTCGTCATCGAACATTCCCATCGGGGATTTGGTGGTGTCGTTTCCGCTGTTTTTGGTGGTGAAGAGGTACTGCCCATTGATTACAGCTGTGCGCAGGACGATGGTCACGAGGCCTTCGACGGTGAGCTTTTCGTCAAGCATCTTGCCGATGGTCTTGGCCTTGATCCGGCCATTCATATCCGTATCGGTATGGCACAGCATGTAGACACGCTTTTGATCCGGCAGGGTGGTCGCCACTTGCAAAACGTCATAACAATGACGCGCAATCTCGGTGAATTTTTCGTAGCCTTTTTCATAGGCTCGGTCAAAGAACTCCCCGGCCATGAGGTACTGAAAATCATCAATAATGATGATGTCGCGCTGGGTTTTCTGGAGATAGGCCACAATCAGGTCCGATGTGCTGCCAACAACTATGTTTCCGGGCGACTCTTTTGAATGCTTCTTCCACCCGGCCGCTTTAAATGGCAGTGGCTTGGGCTTGATTTGAATCAATAGGGTTTTCTCTGGATTCAGGTTGCGGAGTGACGCAGACTTTCCTGTGCCAGAATCCCCTAGAATGAATGTTGCGATGCTCATTTTCTTTTTGCTCCTGTTCATTAAGTTCGGATAGCTCTTGTTCGTGTTGCCCGGTTTGTTGCCAGTACTGCAACCCGCCGTCATCCATAATTACCTCGCTTGCTCCTCTCATTCCAAAACCGCCGAGACTGTCCGGCGCTGCGGTTGTGATGCTCGGTCATTGCGTAGATAGCGATAGTCGCCTCTTGCGCCATCTTGCGTATCTCGGCACGCGCTAGAGCGGCTTTAATGTCGATACGGGCGGCTAGGGTGGAGTCGAAGTTACTCATCGCGCTCAGCTTCCTTTACCGTGATTTCGATTCCGCCGAGAGCCTTCGATAGAGCGTGGGACGCATGGTCAAGCCGTTTGTAATGCTCTATTCGGCCGCTTCCAAAGCCGCACTCGCGTTCCATGAATGCCTTTGCGGCCTGCATCGCGGAGATCGCTTTGATGATTTCTATGGAATCGATTTTCATTGGTTCGCCTCGTTCAGCTTGGCCGCAGCCAAGCACACCGCTTCCCGCAGCGTCCCGGCCCGCACAGTTCCAACCTCTTCGCATTCCAAGATGAAAACTGCCGGCGTGTCTTTTGTTGCATCGACACACTGATAGAACGGGCAGTAGTCGGTCAGGAACGAAACTATCTCGTCACCGGTCATTTCAAGCGGCTCGACTCGCGGCTCTGTCCAGTGTTTGCGAAACTCTCTTTCGTGCCACTTCAAGGCTTCGCGGGCGCTCATGACTGCTCCGGGTATTTGGCGAGGATGGCATTGGCGGCTTTTGATGCATTCACCAGATCATCGTATTGCTTTGCATTACCCGCAATCTCTCCCTCTTTCCAAGCCCATTCGCCTATTAGGTCTGGGAGATAGTCGGCTGCTATGCGTAGGGCATCCACCAACTCGCAGCAGTCTTTGGTCAGAGCTGCATTGCTTAATGCCACCTTATCAATCCAGATCAGCACATCTCCATCCAATTCGAGTTTCGCAGTTGGGATTCCCTCACACGCATTCCAGCAAGCGACTAGGTGGCGGGCATTGGCTTTCATCTCTTCATGTGTCATTGACAGGCTGTGCGGTCGATAGCAGTCTGCGATAGCGTTACCGAGTGCATCATTCGCGTAAATCGTCGTCACACTCTGATGTTCTGATCCGTCACCTACTTCTAATTTCCCTTCCGTATGGCTCATGACTGCTCCACTATCTCAACATCACCAGCTGCAATAAACATCCCGGCAAGCAACGAAAATAGCGGTGATAGAACGATCCAGAATGCGATGATTGTGTCGATGGTTGTGAACATGATTCCCTCCTGTTAACTCTCAACAGCCCTAATCAGACCCTCTTTCCCATACTCAAATGACAGACGCTTTCCCGTGTATGCGTTATGGAGAGCGCCATCTTTGATGTAAAACTCGCATTCAGTCGTCGTGGTCTCAGATGATTTCCAAATGATGAAACCAGTCGCCACGCGACTAGGCGCAAGCTGCCGTCTCTGCCCTATTGTTGATTTGATAATCGCCATGGTTCCCTCCTGTATTCGGCCCGGTTCTTTCCCCCGGAAAGTCAGCTTGCTCAAGGCATTGCGCACTAGTTACGGGCTTTTAACCTGGCCGCGCCCAGGGAGCTATTTCGTTTCGCCAGGCCAACGCTTACGATTTACGGTCTAGCCAATCATTTTTGTTCGGGTAGCCGATGGTTACGGCATGGGAGAATCTTAGCAAACTAAGATATAGTAGTCAAGAGAAATATTAGTAAACTAAGAAATTCTGCTACAATGAGCGCAACGCGGTTAACTCGGAGGGGATATGGGAAGCGTATTGGTGTTTATGGGGATACTGGTTGGATCGTTTGTCGCGGCGTTCGCGCTCTTGGCGCTAATTGTTAAATTGAACGAGAGGCCGTATGAGAAGAGGGGACAGCATAACCCTATACCGAGAGACAAGCCGCAGGCGTAAAAAAGCCCTCTGGTGAGGGCAGGGGGTGATGAATGAAGCGTTTGCCTAATGTGAGATTTCTGGAACCAAGTGTATTCCGCTTGCCGGGTCATCCACCGCTTTCTGAACAGCAGAGATTGCGGCTATATAATTTTGTAACTGAGATGAAGGGACGATCAGGCGCAATGCCTTTGTTTGGTCGTCTACGCTCAAAAAATCTATAACAACCAGCTCTCCATCTGTGCTTGCGGTTGCCGAAACAGGACCAAGCGCATGGTATTCGAGTTCTACGTCATATTTCATCATTCTGTTGAGACATCAAAACTGTTTAGGTAGACCAGCTTGCTTCAGCACGGCATTGGCGGTATGGCGGGATTTAATGCGGCTATCGACAGGAAACCGAAGCCCGCTTATCGGACTAAACCATATTTCATGGTCTTCCTTCCCCGGCCTTTCGTAGTAGCAATTATGCTCGCGCAAAATCTTTTTTAGCGGTGCTGTAAAGTCAGCCACGGCTTATGCTGCATGGCGGTGGGCAACAGCGGTAAGTTGACTATTTACCTGAAAGGGAATCTCATCATCACTGCTTCGGTCATTTAGATTAAGAAGTTCCGGTATCATCCCCTTTAGCTCCTCCACCAGACCTTCCATAGTGCGCATCTCGGCAACCAGGCCAGGCACATCTTCGCTTGTGGCTACCCACACACCAGCTTCTTCATCCCACATAGCATTAACGATTAACGGGGTTTTGGTTTCCATTTTCTTTCCTATGGTTGGGTTTAAAGCAGGATGCTATCACTTGTCTCGCCCGACTGCTCTCATCACCATACGGTAGAGAAGGATTACAACTGTTCCAACAGCAAAGGTCTTGCTTTCGTATAAAAGCCCGGTTGCCACTGTACCAAACCCTTTGTCTCTGGTGGTAAATGTTGCCGCCCCCCCAGTTATTTCTCCGCTCCTGGCTCTGGCCGCAAGGTTTTCAAAGGCCTCGGCAGTATCGTGAGAGATGGTCTCGCGAACAAAAGTAAATGGTTTTGTCATCTCTTTTTTCTCTCCTGTAATCGGTCGGTCTCGTCTGTCCGGCCATGTTCGAATAAGCTGGTATCGTAGGTATCGGGGGGGATATTAGGCCCCAATCGTCGCTCTGGAGCGTGCGACGAAACATGCTTCCTCTCGTCTCGTGCGGATCCTTGCTTGCGAGTGAGCTTCTCGCACAACTCGGCCACATGCCGCACGTCATCTTCCCGCATCGTCGCGAGTGACTCCACTATCTGATTTTTAAACTTTGCAGTAGCGGAGAGCGATGCATCCCCCTCTCCTGTTGCCAGCCAATCAGGATTGACCTCTAGCACTCGCGCAACACACAAGAGATGCTCCCCTAGTAACTCCTGAGTTGAGCCATTAAACCAGTGCGTCACCGCGCTAGAGCTGACTTTGCACTTCTTCCAAATATCGGTCTTCTTCTTTCCCGATTTGGCGAGCGATTTCTTAAGGCGATCTGCGAGCGTTTCCATTCTTAGTATGGTAAAGAAAATTTATCTTAGTATGCTTGCATTATTATTCTTAGTTTGCTAAGATAATTCCCATGATCACAGATGACCAAATTATAGATTCTCTTGGCGGTTCCTCCGCTGTTGCTGAGCTTTGCGAGGTAACTGTCGGCGCCGTGTCTCAATGGCGAACCGATGGAATACCAAAGGCACGCCTCATGTATCTCAAGCTACTGCGTCCCGACGCGTTCGACACCCCCTCCAAATCAAAGGAAGCCGCATGACCCGCGCTGGCTCGGTTCGTAAGCCTTCTACGCACGTGACACGTGCTGGAAATACCTCCACTTTCCCCGGCCATCGTTCGCGCCTTGGTCGGGGTTTTTCTTTGCTCGGCGGTATGTCTGTGAAATCGCATGATCGAATCATGCGCCTCTCCGGATCGGAAAAACACGTTAATCACAGGACGGTTTCACCGTGAGCATAAACGACGTCATTTATCGCATCGCTCATGGCTATCCAGGTGGGATTAAAGCTCTCGCCGCTAGGATGGATAAAAGCCCCGCGGTTCTTCAAAACAAAGTTAATCCGAATTGCGACACGCATCACACGTATGCGGAAGAGGCGGCTCAGATCGCTGATCTTGCGGATTCGGACGATCTTGCCAAAGAGTACTGCGCTCGTCGGAACATGGCTTGTTTCCACATTACCGAACATCAGGGCGCCTCTGATATGGAGTTGCTCGACCTCTTTATAAACATGGAAGTCGAAAAGGCGGATTGGCTCAAGACGATTCAACAGTCACTCTCTGACGGCAGGATCGACCCGGGCGAGGCAGCCCGAATCAAGAAGGAATCACGTGACCACATAGCGATCATTGCCGAGTTAACAAGCCGTATCGATGGAATGGTTCAGGAAAGACGGAAAGTGGCGAGGGAGAAATGAACCCGAGCCCTGTGTCGCATCAGGATTACATCGATTTCCTGCGGAAGAAAGTCCGGCTTGCAAACCTACGCGGCTTTGACGTTTCTCCAGAAGAGATCAATCCAAACCTAAAGCCGCACACTCGAGACATCGTACGGTGGGCCCTGCAGGGCGGACAGCGCGCCATCTTTGCGAAGTTCGGCCTGCACAAGACCGCTACGCAGCTTGAAATCATGCGGCTCATTGGGATTCATCGCCCATGTTTACGCGGGATAGTTATGCCGCTCGGCGTGCGCCAAGAATTCAAACGTGACATACAGTTGCGCTTCCAGGACGACTATCAAATCAGTGCGCGTTTCATCCGCTCCGATAGCGAGATCGATGACGAACGCACGCTGTACTTCACAAATTACGAATCCGTGCGGGAAGGGAAATTGGACCCGCGCAAGTTTGGAGCCGCATCACTGGATGAAGCCGATGTGCTGCGCTCATACGGGAGCAAAACCTATCAAGAGTTCTTGCCTTTATTTGCCGACGTCGAATTCAGATTCGTTGCCACCGCAACGCCCTCACCGAACCGCTACAAAGAACTGATTCACTATGCTGGGTATCTCGGCATCATGGATACAGGCCAATGCCTGACACGGTTTTTCCAACGCGATAGCACCCAGGCCAACAACCTGACGCTGTATCCCCACAAAGAAGCCGAGTTCTGGTTGTGGGTGAGCAGCTGGGCTATTTTCTTGCAAAAGCCATCCGACCTTGGATATAGCGATGAAGGCTATGACTTGCCCGCGCTGGACATCCGTTATCACGAAGTACCTAGCGATTATGGAATGGCCGGTGCTGACAAAGTAGGGCAGGGGCTGATGTTCCCGGATCCTGCTTTAGGGCTTTCCGCAGCCGCCACCGAAAAGCGCCACAGTCTGTCTGCCCGTGTGGCGAAAACGCTCGAGCTAATACAAGAGGCTTCCGAGGATCACTTCATCGTGTGGCATGACCTTGAGTCCGAGCGGCACTCAATTCAGCAAGCCATCCCGGAGGCGGTAAGCGTTTGGGGAAGTCAGGATCTGGATGAGCGCGAACGTCGCATCGTAGATTTCAGCAATGGAATACATCGCATTCTTTCCACCAAGCCGATTCTTGCAGGCAGTGGCTGTAATTTTCAACGCCACTGCCACCGCGAGATATTTGCCGGCATCGGTTTCAAATTCAAAGACTTCATTCAAGCAATTCACCGCGTGCAGCGCTTCCAGCAACCATATCCCGTTCGCATCGACGTTGTTTACAGCGAAGCCGAGCGCGAGATCCTGCGGACGCTGCTGGCGAAGTGGGCACAGCACGAGGAGATGACCAAAAAAATGACCGAAATTATAAAGCTCCATGGATTAAGCAATATTTCCATGGCTGACCTGCTGACCCGAACCATAGGCGTCGAAAGACTCGAGGTAAGCGGCGAGCACTTTGCCGTGGCAAACAATGATTGCGTGATAGAAGCGCGTCGGCAGCCTGAGAATTCAGTAGGTCTGATCGTAACCTCCATCCCTTTCAGCAATCACTACGAGTACACGCCTTCCTACAACGATTTCGGCCATACAGAGAACAACGATCATTTCTGGGAGCAGATGGATTTCCTTACGCCCGAGTTACTGCGCATCTTGCAGCCCGGACGGATGTACGCCTGCCATGTCAAGGACAGGATCCTGTTTGGAAACGTGACCGGCGCCGGCGTACCGACCGTAAGCCCGTTTCACTGCGAAGCGATCATGCATGCCAGGAAACACGGCTTCGATTACATGGGCATGATCACGGTAGTTACTGATGTAGTGCGCGAGAACAATCAAACCTACCGCCTGGGCTGGTCGGAGCAGTGCAAGGACGGCACCAAGATGGGCGTTGGGTCACCTGAGTACGTGTTGCTGTTCCGCAAACCTCAGAGCGATCGTACGCGAGGGTATGCCGATGTTCCGGTAACCAAGAGCAAGAGCGATTACACCCGGGCCCGGTGGCAAACTGATGCGCACGCATTCTGGCGCTCCAGCGGCAACAGGCAACTCACCGCGGAAGAGATGGTCAGCTACGGTCCGGCCAAGCTTGCCAAGATGTTCACCGATTACAGCCTGCAGAACGTCTATGACCACGAATTCCACGTGCGGATAGGTGAAGAGCTTGAGGCAATGTCTGCCTTGCCTTCCACGTTCATGAGCCTTGCCCCAGGCAGTCATCATCAGGACGTTTGGCATGATGTAAACAGGATGATCACGTTGAATGGCGCGCAGACTCAGCGCGGCTTACAGAATCATGTTTGTCCGCTTCAATTCGATATTGTTGATCGGTTGATAGAACGGTACTCCAACACTAATGAGGTCGTCTATGACCCGTTTGGCGGCTTAATGACTGTTCCTTACCGGGCAATCAAGCTCGGCAGAAAAGGCCGCGCCAGCGAGCTAAACACATCGTATTTCTTCGACGGCATTCAGTATCTCAAGGCGATTGAGAGAGAGATTTCTATGCCTTCGCTCTTCGCATTTGAAGAGGCCGCAGCATGAACTTCTATTCGTTCCATCTGGGCGACTACGCCGCTCATACGAAGCATTTAACCCTAATTGAGGACTTGGTTTATCGCCGCATGCTCGACCTCTATTACACGAACGAGAAGCCATTGCCACTTGAACATGAAAAGGTGGCGCGTCTGATCGGAATGCGAGATCACATGCAGGAAGTATCGGATGTCTTATCTGATTTCTTTCTGAAATCAGAAGAAGGTTACACAAATAAGCGCTGCGATGAAGAAATCTCCCTCTACAAAGCCAAGGCAGAGCGCGCCAAATCAGCCAATAAATCCCGTTGGAAGGCTGATAAATCTGATCTCGCTCTTAAATCACATCTGATATCAGAAACGAATCAGATCCCAACCAATAACCAAGAACCAATAACCATTAAAGAAAAGAAACAAACAAAACCACGCGCCGTTGGCGCTGATGTGTTTCCAGAAATCCAGGACAGGAAGCTGGTTGACGACTGGTTGAAAGTCCGTAAAGCAAAGCGTCTGCCTGTCACAGAAACCGGACTTGAGGGCTTTGTGAACGAAGTCGCGAAATCAGGCCTTTCCCTGGAAGCGGTTTTAAGACGATGTTGTGAGCAGGGATGGGCGGGATTCAAAGCGAGTTGGCTTGAGAACGATTACGGACCGCCGAAGAGAACCGAAAAGTTTGATCCCGTTGCTTTCGTTAACCGATTTGCCAAAAAGCCGAGTGAGTACGATGAAAAAGTCATTGAGCACTAACCAGCAAGCCAACGTCAGCTTGTGGCTGCAAGTCCATCCGACGCTCGGCGTGACGATGATGGATCACCTGTTCAACAAGATGGATGCGATGTACCCGGGCCGATGGATAGCCTGCTACAAAAACGAAACCAGTGTGCAGAACTGGCGCGATACCTGGGCAGAGGCGTTCGATGATGAACGGATCCTGCCACATCAGGTTAAAGCCGGGATTGCCCAATGCCGGAAGCTCTACGACTGGCCGCCGTCGCTCACTGAATTCCTAAAGGCCTGCACCACAGTTGTCCCACTGATGCACAGAGATTTCCCGCCGATGCTCACCCACAAGATGACCAAGGAAGAGCGCGAGGCTGGCTTAAAGAAGGTCAGGGATATATCTGAAAAACTGTTCGCCAAAGTGAGCGCGTAATGGGCTTCTCAACCCTAGCTGAAAGCTACCTAGACACAAACACGCCTCAGACGCCGCGCAATATCTTTCTGGTGCGCGAACAGGCCAGATGGACATATGCGGAGGTGGCAAAGGAACTCGGTATCGATCCGGAGCAATTCAAGAACGCCGAGCATGGGTTCAGACAGCTGCCAGATAGCGTATGGCGGGAGTTTCTGGATAGGGCGGGGCGCAGGGCATTCGACCATGACCCTGAATGACCTGGACACGGTTATCTGACTACGCCATGACAAACGGTACTCACAACATCAGCAAAGCATTCATAGACGGCAAGCCGAAATACACGCTCTGGCTGCTGGGCGATAAGGACAGGATTATGGGATTTTTTGATAGCGCGGAACTGGCTAAGAAGGCGGCAGAAAATGGGCGATGAGATCGACCTAACCAATGACCGAATAATCGCCACTACCGATTCAGCGATAGCAAAGGTACGCGAAGCCGCGGCAAATATTCCGGTAGGTAAGCCCGGTGATTGCATGGATTGCGGTGAATGGTCAGGACGGCTCGTTGAGGGAGTATGTGCGCCATGCCGGGACAGGCTGCAGCGTGGATATGCGAAGGGGAGGGTAGCGTGAAGTTTGCAAATCCAGAACGGGCTCTACGTTGGGCTTATGAGACTAACAGCAGACCTATTGGCGACAACGTAGACCGGCACAGCGAGGCCGCGCTGATTATTGGCCTTTGCGAGAGGGTCTTGCCGGTGTTGCATATGGCCTATGTGCGCATCCAGTTTGGCAGAGAAGCCTCTGGATTTCCGGTGCTCTCGAATCATCTGGCGCACACCTTCGGTACAGGGTTGCATAGCCGCAGGAGCATCGAAAAGATTATCCGGGCCTACTGCGGGGAAAAAATCGGACTGCGCGAGATACGCAAAGCCATGAATTGCGGAATGCTCAAGGCGGCGTCATACCGCAACCAAGCCTATGACGCACTTGATGTCATCCATGTTCAATCGATGGACAGATTGCGCACGGAAATGGAAGTGCGCGGCTACATGGCGGGGCAATCATGACGGTTCTGCGTAGAGCAGCAAGGGTGGACGCGAACCAATCGGAAATAGTTGAGGCATTCCGAAAACTCGGCTGCTCAGTCCTCATCATCTCTCAACTCAAGAATTGCTGTGACCTCATTGTGGCACGTGGGCATACAGCGGCAGTTGAGGTCAAGGACGGCAGACTCCCGCCAAGCAAGCGCCAGTTAACCGAGGGCGAGATGGGCTTCATGCACTCTTGGAAAGGGCTGTATTTCATCGTTGAGTCACTGGATGACGTGTTGCGGGTTGTTAAGGAGTTGGAGGCGTGAGCAGAAGAATAGGTAAGTTCTCGGTTCATCGGGATCTGATAGACAGGGATCCGGGGGTCGTTGCATTGGCTCTTGGACGAGTGGTGGTTGTGCGGGCCACGGATTCCTTTTATGAGCGAGTAGTTGAGTACGTCGCTCTTGGAGACGTGTTTGACTATGTGCCGGACTCCGACGCGATCCCAGAGTATCAAGTCCTAATCACGGCCCACCATTACGCGCCACTGGACATAGTCAATTACTCGGTGAAGTTTGTGAAGGTGAGTCCGTTATGACTGACCGTATCCCTCCAATCTTCCTCGTCGGCAGAGTTCAGAAGGATTTCGCAAAGCAGTGTATCGATCAGGCGCCCGGAGATTTCGTCTGCACGATAAAGAAAGCGACTCGCAGGGAAGAGCAGAGCGAGAAGTTTCATGCCATGTGTGGCGACGTAGCGCGGCAGTGCAAGTACATGAGTCGATGGCTGACCAAGGATCAATGGAAGGTGTTGTTTATTTCAGGTCACGCTGTTGCTACCGGAATCGGAGCGGATGTTGTGCCAGGCCTTGAGGGCGAGTTTACGAATATCCGCGAGTCATCAGCCCAGATGTCCATAAGCCGCATGGCAAGCGTGATTGAGTATGTGGCCGCCTACGGAGCGGATAAGGGCGTGGTTTGGTCTGAGCCGAAACGAGAGAGCGACGAGGAAATGATGAACAGGAGATACGCGTAAATGCCGATACGTCCTGAGATGCGAGCGCGCTACCCGAAAGACTGGAAGTTACGCAGTCGCTTTGTCCGGTTCTTCAGGGCTAAAGGTAAGTGCGAGTGGTGCGGCGCTGAGAATGGCAAGCCACATCCTGTCACTGGCAGCATTGTTGTTTTGACCACTGCGCACGTATACGACCATCGGCCAGAGGCATCGAGCCTGCTTAACCTTGCTGCGCTCTGCCAGAAGTGCCACAACTCGCATGATGCAGTGATGCGCAGGGCGGGAATACGAGAGCGCAAATCGATTCATCAAGGAGCGTTATTCGCATGAGTAAAGCCGCCAGAAACCACATGGACAAGGTAGCGCAACTCCCGTGCGTGATCTGCCTTTATAAGCTCGGAGTCGAAACTCGGCCAGTACATGTGCATCACGACACAGTGCCTGCAGATGACTTTGCGGTAGCGGCGCTATGCCCAGAGCACCACCAAGGCTCAACAGGCGTACACGGCCTCCATAGACGCGCTTTCAAGGCTATGTGGAGACTGACGGATACTGATTTGCTGGCTATGACGAATCGTGCGATTGCGGAGGGAAGGTGAGATGGCACTGAGATGCAAGAAAGGCGATATGGCGATTGTACTCGACCCGGAGCACAGTGCTTATGGGTGGATAGTCGATGTTGTTTATTTTCACCGCTTGGCGCTGCTGCTAAACACATCTGCCGAAAAATGGGAGGTTTGCAGAGACGTTTGGGTTATTGAGCATGCGAATCTCTCGAAAAAGTGCGGCTGCGAGGATAAATATCTTCTCCCCATCCGCCCTGGCGACCTAAACGAAACAGAAGAGACAGAGAAGAAACTGGAGTTTTCTGGCCGATGAAATCCACAGCTCTTCCATCTTGGATGTATGGAGATCCGAGCAAGATAGCAGATGGACTCATAGCCAAATCAGCGCAGGAGAAGAAAGAAGCGGCGCGGAAGGCCGAAATTCATAGGAAGCATAAATCACGCCGGCTGAAGGCTTTGGTCAGGAAGGCGAAAGGAGGATTATGATCGAGGCGCTGGTAGTCAATCGTTTGCTTAGGTGGGCGAAATGGAAGATGCAAACCCAGGTAGCGCTGGGGTATCCATCCCAGGTCAGTTTCGTGCGCCTGGCGCCCACTACTACTCATTTCCGGGATCCAGGCATTGACGCAGAATGCGTTATCACGGAGAAGGCCTATGAGTTGCTGCCCGTACTATGCAAAGCTGTGCTGTGGACAGAGTACCTGTCAACGGCGATCAGCGAATCACACAAGGCGCATCTATTCGGCCGGTCTCGGCGCGTCTACCGGGAATGTTTGACTGAGGCATATGTTAAGATCGGCAATACGCTCGAATGGCTGCATGAGAAGAAACGGGAGGAAGTGGCGTGAATGACAACACGACGAGTTTGGAACTGAATCGGGCGTTGCTCAGATGTGATGAAGCGATGCGAGAATTGATGGCTAAAGCTGATCCTGCTAAGAATGAAGATATGGTACGGATAACCAATCTGTTTTCTGAGTATTTGCGCGATCCAGGTTACTTGCCGGAACATGGAAGCAGACTGCTTAAATTACGAGATGAAATTTATCGTCGATACGTACAATCATTAAAAAAATAACTCTTGATTAGCCCCCCAATATAGGATATGCTTCTGTTACCGTGTGAGTATTCCGCGCACAGATAAATCCTCCCTAAATGTAGCCCGCCGCCGAGCGGGTATTTTTACGCCCATTCCCCCGGCTATATGCCCAAGCAGACACGCGCAACCGCAGCACAGCGGGGCTATGGCGCTGCGTGGCAGAAGTACCGAATAGGTTACCTACGCAGTCATCCGTACTGCGTTAAGTGCAACAAGATAGCGTCAGTAGTAGACCACATCACACCCCATCGTGGCGATCAAGCCAGATTCTGGGATAAGTCGAATCACCAAGCGCTGTGCAAGCTATGCCATGACAGCTACAAGCAACGGCTGGAGAAGTCTGGACGTGTAGCTGGATGTGACGTGTCAGGTAGGCCGATTGATCCTAATCATCATTGGAATCGTTAGGAGTTAGGCGGGTGGCTCAGTAACGGGTTGTGGATTGTAATCTTGCGCAAGATCGATGTCCGGGAACTCCCGTTGAATCATGGTGCAGACCTTCCCAATCGCCTCATCACGGGTATTACCAGAAGCTGTGTATGGACCAATAGGGTCGTTTGATGGACTTCTGGGTAGATAAGTTACTTTCCAATCCGGCATAGCTCTCTCCTGTAGTAAGCGGATTCGCTAATCATACGGATATAACTCAATAATGAACAGACAGTTTGAGAAGGAGTTGTGCGACGCGCTTGGGCTTGGTGACAGGCAGATTAAGGAACTCACTATCAGGTGCAATGCAGGGGAACCTACGACAGTACACACAGTAGAGTTCCTAATTAATCCAGGCGTGAGCGTTGAGACTATATCAAGAACGTTTGACCTGGTAGAGCGCAAAGAAGACACAACATCTAGTATCGAGTGCTGAGAATCGCGGAGTTATATACCTTTGGCCACTACATATAGTGGGGGGGCATCAAAAGTCTACCGCTTCTGGCTTCAGACCGCGCTCAATCCTTTCCTTTCATAAATCGTAACAAAATCCAAGTTTATGGCTAAAAAATCTGCCGCTAGTTTAGCGTCGGTTTCTACACTGCCGCGCAAAGACTCTCGTCTTATTCCGCCGGCGTCGCTCACAGCGCGTCAAAAGGAATTGTGGGTTGAGATCGTATCGGCTAAGCCCGCGGACTGGTTCACTGTTGATGCCCAAGCTCTCCTTGTCGGGTACGTCAAGGCCATTTCCTCACACGAGATAATTTCCGCAAGGGTTGACGCTTTAGAAGCTGGGGTGTTCGCTAATTGTCTTGATCTGAAAGACGAAGACAAGCTTTATGCCATGCAAGAGCGGCAAGCTCGATTGGTTCAGTCTTTCGCCACAAAGATGCGCCTTACTCAGCAGGCGCGGTACACGACAGGCTCAGCCGCAACAGCATCTGCGAAAGCTGGCATTGCCAGGCCGTGGCAAAAGTAGAGACTCGCGCCGAGCGGAATATTGCATGGATCGAGCAGTATTGCCACATACCGGAAGGCAAGTTTGTAGGTAGGCCGGTTAAGCTATCCGCGGATCAGAAAGAATGGATCAGGGCGATATACGACAGCCCGACAAGAACATTCATCCTGTCGATGGCGCGGAAGAACGCCAAGACAGCAACGGCCGCATTCTTGCTTCTGCTCCACTTGTGCGGGCCGGAAGCGCGGCAGAATTCACAGCTAATCAGCGCAGCGCAAAGCAAAGAACAAGCAGCGTTACTTTTTGACCTGGCGTCAAAAATCGTCAGATTTTCTCCGGACCTGACCCAGTATGTGCTGATCCGGGACACGGCGAAACAGTTAGCCTGTCCTGAAATAGGAACGCTTTACCGCGCAATGTCGGCTGATGTAGCGACCTCCATGGGGAAGTCGCCGGCATTCGTCGTGCATGACGAACTCGGACAAGTAAAGGGGCCGAAGTCTCCGCTGTACGAAGCGATCGAGACCGCATGCGGCGCACAGGAAGAGCCTCTCTCGATCATCATATCGACGCAAGCGCCCACAGACGCTGATCTGTTGAGCGTATTGATTGATGACGCGATTACTGGCGCGGATCCAGAATTAAAGGTACGGCTCTACACAGCTCCGCTTGATGCTGACGCTTTCGACGTAGAGACGATACGCAAAGCAAACCCGCATTTCGACACCTTCATGAACAAGAAGGAGGTCATGAAATCAGCGGCGAGCGCCAGGCGCATGCCGTCGTCTGAAGCAGGTTACAGAAACCTGATACTGAATCAACGAGTCGAGGCGCGATCACCTTTCGTCTCGCGACAAGTATGGTTGGATAACTCAGGCAAGCCGGTTGACGACTTCTCCGGAATGGATGTTTACGGCGGCCTGGACTTATCCAGCGTTTCCGATTTAACCGCCCTGGTGCTGCTGGCCAGACCAGCCGATACGTGGCACATAAAACCCACCTTTTGGCTTCCTTCAGAAGGATTGGCTGAGAAGGCGCGCGCTGATCGCGTTGCATACGATGTCTGGGCGAATCAAGGATTTCTTGAGACTACTCCCGGCCGCGCAATCGAATATGAGTTCGTTGCTGAATACTTGCGCGGTGTCTTTGACTATTGCAACGTGAAGGCCATCGCCTTCGACCGTTACAACATGCGGTTTCTGAAGCCGTGGCTTGAGCGCGTTGGATTCACCGAGGAAGAATTGGAGCGGTTCATCGAGTTCGGGCAGGGGTTTGTTTCGATGTCTCCTGCTATTCGAGAATTGGAATCGCTTCTGTTGGCCAGCAAGTTAGAACATGGCAATCACCCTGTTTTAACGATGTGCGCAGCGAATGCCACGGTGGTTAAAGACCCGGCAGAGAATCGCAAATTTACCAAAGCGAAACAGACTGGCCGTATTGACGGCATGGTGGCTCTCGCTATGGCGGTGGGCATGGCGATGTCGATGGAAGGTGAATCGATTCACACGCAAGCATTTGTTGACCTATGACCCTATTTCAAGCGATTACCACTGCGGTTAAAGGCTGGCGGGGGTCTTCGCGTCCGCAAAACGTTACTTATAGTGACGCTGTGATGGAGGCGTTCGGCGTTCTGCCCGGTTCGTCGGGATTTGTTGTGAACGCTATCTCTGCTATGCGCGTGTCTGCCGTCTCCGCTTGCGTGCAAAAGATCGCAGGCACCATCTCAACGCTTCGGTTGGATGTGCTGATGCAGGATGGTGAGAACGAGGTCAGGCTCCCTCGTGATGACCTTTGGTACAAGCTAAACGAACAGCCAGCAGCGCAATTTACGGCTACGAGTCATTGGGAAAACTCGATCACTGCTCAATTGCTGCGCGGCGATGGCTATACGTGGATTCGCCGCGCACCTAATAACAGCATCCGAGAGTTGCTACCTTTACCGTGGTCGGGCGTGTCACCGGTGCGTCAGCAGGATGGAAGCGTGCGTTATTACGTCTCTTTACCTGATTACGGTATAACGACATGGTTGCACCCATCTGAAATACTCCATTTCCCTGGTCACGGGTTTGATGGCGTGAGATCAATGAGCGTGATCGCTTATGGGGCGAAGGCAGCAGTCGGGAATGCCCTTGCTATGGACGAATACAGCGGTAAGTTTTTCGCCAACGGCGCGCATCCTTCGATTGTAATCAAAGCGCCCAACAAGATGAGCGAGGATCAGAAAACGCAGCTTCGCGAATCTTTTGTCAGCAAATATTCAGGCCCAGACAATTTCCATAAGATTCCTCTAATTCTTACAGAGGGATTGGACGCCAAAGAAATAAGTTTGTCAGCGGAAGATGCGCAACTGCTTGAAGCGCGCAAATTCCAGGTGACGGACATTGCTCGTGCGTTTGGCGTTCCTCCCCATATGATCGGGGAGACAACGGGAAGCTCCGCTGTCGGCGCTGGCTATGAGCAGCAAGCTCGTGACTTCGTGATGCACACGTTGCGCTTGCATCTTAAGCGACTAGAGCAAGAGCTGAACCGTAAACTTTTTCCTCGCGATACCGGCCGTTTCGTCCGCTTCGATTTGGGTGATCTGATCGAGGGAGACAGCAAGGCGCAGGCCGAATACAACCGCGCTGCCCTTGGTGGGCCTGGTACAGGTATGGGCTGGATGATGGTTGATGAAATACGCAAGACCAAGGGTCTGAAGCCGCTTGGTGGAGCTTGCGCAGAAATCTTTGATCCGCGCACAACGAACGGGAAAAAAAATGAAAATACTGCAACTCCTGCGGGATAACGCTGATCGCGAGAGGCTGCCCGTCAACCTCCAGCGCAGTGAGAGCGAGGCGACGATCTATATCTATGACGTGATAGACCCTTTTTGGGGTGTGAGCGCGCTGAGCGTAATCGATGCTATCGCTCAGGCCGGAGATGCGAAAGTGCTGCATATTCACATCAACAGTCCGGGCGGTGACGTATTTGAAGGCCGCGCGATCATGGCAGCGATTAGCCGATTTGATGGCAAGACTATCGCGCACATCGACAGTCTGTGCGCCAGCGCTGCGACCAGTGTTGCGTTGGCCTGCGATGAGGTCGAGATGTCGGATGGTGCGTTCTTCATGATTCACAACGCGTCCGGCTTGGTCTGGGGCGACAAGACGGATATGCGGGAAACTGCCGATCTGCTGGAAAAGATCGAAGGCGCGATTATCAATGACTACACGACAAAGACAGGAAAGGACGCTGAGCAGGTAGTCGCATGGATGGACGCGGTGACTTGGTTCACGGCTCAAGAAGCTATCGACAATGGTTTCGTTGACCGGTTGGCTACGACTGCAAAGGCCAAAAACACGTGGAATCTTGCGGCATTTGCCAATGCCCCTGCATCCCTACTAATGCCTGGGCCTGAAAAAGCGCAGGAGGAAAAGCCGTCAGATAAGAAACCAACCATGACCCTAACAAACGCGAACAAGTTACGGCTGCTACAGATTGTTTAGCGCTTCTCGCGCATAACACCGAAGAGGGCCGGATGCCCTTGCAATTAAGCCCCTTCTGGGGCTTTTTTTATGAAGGAATGAAAGATGAATATTCAAGCATTGCGCGAGAAGATTGCAAACCTCGCTACCCAAGCTAAGCACATTCTTGCCGAAAAGGGCGATCAGACTTGGACCTCTGAAGATCAGGCCAAGTTTGACAATCTTGCTAACGAGATCGAGCTTACCAAAAGTCAGATCAAGGCAGAAGAGCGCCTCCGCGAACTGGATGCCGACAAGTTCTTCGAGAACACCAGTAAGGACATTGGCAAACGCGGCGAAGATGAAATCGATGCCTTGACCGCAGTTGCCCTGTATATGCGCCATGGCAGCGATGTTACCCCAGAGCAGGCTGTAGCGATCCGTAACGCGATGTCAACAACCACGACTACCGAAGGCGGCTACACCGTGCCGTCGGAAGTGGCGGCTATGGTTATCGACAAACTAAAGGCATTCGGAGGTATGCGCGAGGTTGCGAGCATCCTGACGACAGAGACAGGCGTCAACATGAACTGGCCGACCTCGGACGGCACTGCGGATGTGGGCGCGATCGTCGGGCAGAACACTGCAGTTAACGCCGCAGACATCACGTTCGGAACCATCGGACTGAATCCGTTCTACTACACCTCGAACAAGATTGCCCTGCCCTTGGAACTAATCCAGGACAGCGCCATCGACGTCGTGGCCTACGTGGTTGACCGCCTAGCAACCCGCATCGCGCGCATCCAGAACACACACTTTACGACCGGCGCCGGCACAACCCTCCCTGATGGCGTGATTCCGAAGTCGAGCACCGGCAAGACTGGAACTACGGGACAGACCCTGACCGTCATTTACGACGATCTGGTTGATCTGAAACATTCCGTGAACCGCGCGTATCGCAAGAACGCTCGCTTCATGATGAACGATCTGTCGGTCGCCGTCGTGTCGAAGCTCAAAGACACCACAGGCCGCCCGATATGGGTCCCTAGCGTGGTTGTTGACGCGCCCGATACGCTTCTAGGCTTCCCGGTTGCCATCAATGATGACGTGGCTGTAATGGCCGCAAACGCCAAGTCGATCGCATTTGGTGACCTCTCTAAGTACACCATCCGCGACATAGCCAATACGACCGTTCTGCGCCGCTTCGACGACAGCGCGTTTGCCCTGTCGAACCAAGTCGGATTCTGCGGCTGGACACGATCGGGCGGCAACCTGCTCGACACCGCTGCCGTGAAGTTGTACGTGAACTCCGCCACCTAAGAATAAGGCGCGGCCCTTCGGGGCCGCTTCCTGAGGGGAAGAAATGGCAAAGATAAAGAGTGAAAAGGTAGCAAAAGCTACCAAGAAAGCCCGCGTTCTTCTGGCTCTGTCAGTGAACGGCGTGGCATACCAGCCGAATCAGATTATCGAGGCTGATGACGATTTACTTAATGCGCTGGTCGGCCAAGTCGACCCGCATCCTGACGCGGTCGCTTATTGCGAGGGAATAAAGAATGGCTAAATACGCTCACGCAGATTTCCTCGATGGCGGTTTTACCTACTTCAAGGTGAACTGCAACAAGATGATTCTGCTGAAGGCTTACGCTGATGCAGACGCCTATGCGACGGTGAATGTCACGAACAATATCTGTGAGGTTGCCGTAGCTACAGGCGATTTTGCGTTGTCCGGCGCAGATAATGCCGCCCGCGTGATGACCTCCGCGATCAAGAGCGGCGTAGCTTCTGGCAATTCGGTCAACGGCGTTGATGATTTGCACATTGCATTCGTGGATACCTTGAACAGTAAAGTGCTGTGGGTCACGGACGAAACAAGCGATCAGTCAGTAACAAGCGGGAATACCGTTAACTTTCCCGCACTTACCTACACTGCCGAACAGCCTACCTAAATGTCAGTAAATTTCGGAACAAACAATACGGGGAGGTACTTTTCCTGCCCGGATCACGCTGATTTCACTCTCTCTGGTGATCATACGTGGATCATGGTGATGGCGCCTTATACCGCCAGCTCAACTAACCCCAAGTATTTTCTGAGCAATGGGCCCATTGACTCGGCCAACGCAGTTAACCTTTTTGTAGCCAGCTCAACAAGCTCGCTCGGTTATTCGATGAATGGTCCGAATGTCCAGACGTCAGTATCGATGACCACTGGGCAGTTTGCTTTGTGCTACGGCAGAAGGATTTCCGGGTCAGTACGTACGGGAGAGATTAGCCTCTCAACTTTTACGCACAATCAGTCGGTAGCCAGGTCAGAATCTGGCGTCTGTGACGGCGGCAATCTATACATCGGATGCCGCTCTGACCTGAGCTCCACTAGGATGGCGCAAGGCCATATATCCTGGGTCGCGCTGCTGAGTACTGGCCTGTCAGACGCTGATCTGGTTGCATTGGCGAACGGCACCAAGGTTCTGGTGGACGATTTTAGCGCCAACATTGTCGAGCTGTGGGATATGGCCGCGAACGCGGCGACCATCACAGGTAGTAGTGGGCACGTTCTCACCCGAGTCGGAACAGGTTTCGGAACGGATGGCACAGACCCGCTACCGTATACCACAGGCTCTACGACGATTGCATTTTCCGGCACGATAGCAACACAAAATGGCAATGTAGATTCAGTTTTCAGCCTCGATGTAAGCTCGTATTTCTCAGGTAGTGAGACGCCATTCAGCTATTCACTGCAAGCAGGCACTCTACCAGCAGGATTGTCGTTATCTGGCAGCGTCATATCCGGCACTCCAACAGGCGTGGAAACACAGGCCGGCATTGTCATACGCGGCACAGATACAGCCACAAGCACAGCCGATTCAAATACATTCAGCATCGACATAGCGGCGGCTATCGTGTCCACCAAAGGGATACAGATAACGCTTAATAGCCGCGCATCGTTGGAGCCGGTCGTGTCAGTAACTGCTATTACTGCTCGCTTTTGGGACTCCGCAACGGCGGCAGGGGCTCCGCTGCTCAAGACCGATACGGCATCCCTGGATGGCTCAGGCGTTATCGAACTCGACATAGATAGCGTCACATCGTTGTCGGTCGGAGATTACGGGTATTTGTCGCTGTATAAGGCAGGAGCGACTCCTGCTGATGATCTGCATTTCGCAGGGCGCGTGCCCGTCGTTGATATAGGTGCATAAGTGTATCTTTTTGATACCAGCACGGAGCACAGCAAGCTCATATTCGGAGTATCAGATTCCTCTGACGCTACGAACGTCCAAGTATTTTGCCATATCGACAACGGCTCTTTCGACGAAGCCGCGGTCACGATTGTTGACCCGATGGGCCACGCGCCGGAGATATTTTACCAGCGCAGGTATGCCCCAAACGCTGCCACAAGTGGGCACTGGAGGCACTTCACATCAGCAATTGAAAACGCGGAAGGCCGCAAGCCGGTATTCAAGATAAGCCGGCAGTATCGGGACGCGTCGACCACATACGACTTGGCGCAGTGGCGTGGGGTTCAGACGACAGATTTTGTCACATGGACGCAGTCCGACACACCTACGCTTGTAGGTGGCACGAGCGGCACGTTCGACTTCCAATTTGCTGCCGCGTTACCGGCGGGGCGCAGTTATATCGCGCATAATGTATATGGAAGGCAGGAAGAAGCGGAGGCTCTGGCTCAGTGGCTGCTGGTGGACAATGCAGCTATCGCGGCTCCCGCAGACCCAGCCTACACCGGCGGTGTGTATGCCAATTCGACAGTCGAGAATGGCGATCTGGGTCAGGCGGTCGGCGGTCATCCGCGCTACGCCATTAAACTCGATTTCGGCGGTAGCACGACGGATGGGCAGCGCAAGCGCAAGATGGTTGCGATGTACGGTATCCATGCGGCGGGTGAGGCGCAGTCATGGTGGGCATTTTCTGAAGCTGTCAAATGGCTGATAACGAGTGCCGACACCTCGGCGGCGAATCTCCGCGCGAACTGGGATGTATATTTATATTTTAACGTCAACCCAAACGGCATAGAGGGTGGCTGCTCTAGAACGACTCCAAGAAACACAAATGACCCGAACCGTAACTGGTCAATCCTTTCCAGCACATCATCGTTAGAGGAAATACAGACACTCAAGCATGTGATTAGCAATGACGTTAGCGGATCGTGCGATGCGTTCTTTTCTTTCCACGGAGACGTATACGCGACCAATAACTTCCTGACATGGCTCAGACCGCTGGATTACGACCCGGCAACACGCAGGCCGGCAATACAGGCGATCTTGACTGCTGGTGAGACGATATGGGGACACGCTCCTACTCTGTCTCTAACCGACACCGACAACACGGACCTGTGGTTCGGCAGCGAAGTCCTGTCAGCTAAAGTATTTATTAACGTCGAAATGCCATCGATGGCAGGCAGCACGGAGACGTACTTCGGGGAAATTGGGCAGAACTGGTTTAAATCGTTAGAAGTTGTGGATCAGGATGGTGGGGTATTAGCCACAGAACATAACTTAACCGGCGCGAACTCAACTCAAGCCGATGCGAGCAGCACAGCAGCCATCACACAAGCTCATGCTCTAACCGGTCCCGCGTCGACTCAGTCGAATCTTGCTGGAACGGGAGCGGTAACGCTAGGCGTTGCGGTTAATCTCACGGCAGCAGCATCGACACAAGGCAATGTTGCAAGCGCGGCTGGGATAACTCAGGCGCACGTCTTGGTTCATGCGCCAAGCGTTCAGGATAACGTAGCGGCAGCATCTGCAATCGTTCAGATACATATTCTGGCGGCGGCGAGTAGCACGCAGGGCAATATATCTTCTGGAGCGGAAATAAGTCTCGCCGGTTCGCCGATTCTCTCCACGGTGGAGGTAACGGCAATATTCCGCAGAACAGTAGCACGCAGCACAAAGTTCCAGCGCAGCAAATCCGTCTCAGTCAAATTTAACTAGGTTCGATATGGCAGATTTCGTCTCAGGCGATACCGGCTCGACTCTGCTCCTCACCTGTGCTGATGATGCTGGAGCGGCCATTGATCTGACTGGCTGCACTATAAAACTGCGCTGGCAGGAAGCCGCCGGGACTATTGCTGACAAGACAATGACGATCGTCTCGGCTGCCGCTGGGACTTGCAGCTATAAATTCCTGGCCGGCGAGCTTTATCCGCCAGCCATGGCCTTCGAGGTCAAGATCACCGATGCGGGTGGTTTCATTCTGAAGAACGTGCATTTGATCACTGTTACGGTTCGGGACGATCTATGAAGATTATCGCCGAGCCAGCAATCGAGCCGGTCAGCTTGGCAGAGGTCAAGCAGCAGATCGGCATACTGGACACCGATACGGTCAGCGATGCGCTAATTTCCCGCCGAATTGTCGAGGCTCGCTCATGGGCGGAAAGTTATACCGGCCGTGCATTTATCACGCAGACCAGAGAAATCCGCTGGGATTGTTTCTTGGATGAGCATGCATTGCCATCTGCCTTGACCATTATCAGTGTGAAATACATCGACAGCGACGGCACGGAAACGGCGCTCGGTTCATCTGATTACGTTCTGGACACGTACACGTTCATTCCGCACGTTCGCGCAGCCTATGGCGTTTCCTGGCCTTCTACGCGCGCGGAGAGAAACGCCGTTCGGATTCAGTTTACCGCTGGCTATGGCGCAACAGCTTTACTTGTCCCGGCGCTCATCAAAGAGGCAATCATTTTGCTGGTTGGACACTGGATGAATCACCAGCCGCAGAATGAGGGCGGCATAACCATTTCAAGAATACCTTACGCAGTCCGCGACATGCTGGACGGCTTCAGACTCGACTTTCTATAAATGCACGCTCGTCAAACTATCAGAGAGGCGGTCGCAACCATCCTCTCGCGGCAGCCTATTGCCTGGCAGTTGGTGCACAAGTCTCGCGTTCCGTCTACTCGGCAAGTCTGGCCCTACCTCATGGTCTTTGCTGTGTCGGAACCAACCCAATCCACGGTCAACGATCCTTGTGATTACAGGCGGGAATTGACGGTGATAGTGAAGGGGTTACTCAAACTGCCCGGTACCGGCGATACATACACTGTTGAGGATCGGATGGATGAATGCGCAGCCGAGATCGAAACAAAACTCACGCAATCAGCATTAAGAGATGAGGTTCAACAGATTGAGTCTTTCGAGTTGGTCAACACAGACATAGATGTAGTGATAGAGGATTTCGAGGGCGGCATAGATCACGGCGAGGTCGTCACGTCATGGCGTGTCACCTATTCAACAGAAGAAGGTTCACCGGAAACATTCATTTAGGAGCAATTAATTATGGCATTTACAAATTCTGGTCTCGTACTGGCGCTCCAAAGCGCAATAGCTGCAGCAATCACGGTCACCGGCGTAACCAATGACGCGCCGGGCATACATACCGCAACCGCTCATGGCCTTTCAGACGGCGCTTTCGTGCTCGCGGAATATCAGGGCATGGTGGAAGCAAACATGCGGATTTTTGAGATCGTGAACAAGGACGTAAACACGTTCCAATTCAAGGATACGACTACCGGTTCTAACGGAATCGACACGACAGATTGGGGTGTGTTCTCTACTGGCACGGTTAAGCTCATCACATTCGGAACTACGCTCTCTGGCGTCACAGGCTTTACGCCTTCCGGCGGCGAGATCAAAAAGGTCGATTCGACCGAAGTGTCAGACTTGGTCGACAAAGAGACTGTCGTCGGCGCTACCGCCATGAGCTACAACATGACGATGAAATGGGACCCGTCCGCAGCCGCACAAATTGCGATGCGTGAAGCATTTGAGCAGCGCGAGGCCCGCGCCTTCAAGATCAAATGGCCCGGCGGTCAGTACGCCGTTTTCTACGGGACCGTAGGCTATTCAGGTATGCCTGGTGGCGACAACCAAGGTCTGACCACGACGCAAGCTGCGGTGTCGATGGAAGGCGCGCCAACGTACGGTAAACCCTAAATGAATCCTCTAATTCAGAAGTTCAGACAGTCCATACAGACGCGCGTAGAAGTCGCGCCCGGTAAATATATTTCTGTTCGTAGGCCTCTGCTGGGCGAGTTCGTAGAGACCCCGGAAATAGGGAAGACGCTTATTTCCTTGATACTGCACTGCTCCGAATCCTGGGATGGCTTTACGGAGCAAGATTTCTACCCAGGCGGGGATGCGACTCCAGTTCCTTTCGAAAAAGAGATTTACTCGTGGTGGCTCAAGGATCACCAGGATCATTGGGAGAAACTTGCCAAAGCGATAAACGATCAATCTGCTGAGCATCAATCAAAGGTCGAGGAAGCGAAAAAAAAATAGCAGCCTGGCTGGACGAATTAACGGTTCCTGTCCCGCCGGGCGAAACGCTACAAGTCGGAGTCCCGCTAGAGCTGGCGGCAGCAAAGATCATTTGGATCATGATGGGCAAGAAGATTGACTACGACGCGCTGCCTGTTCTCTGCGGGATTCACGGTGTTACAGACATAGAAATTTTGCTGATTCAACTTGTCGCAATCAGGGACTTCGAATGGCCGAAACGATCAGGGTAACTGGGTTACGGGAGACGCAGAGAGCGCTGTATTCATACTCGCAACAGCTCGGGGATCGCGTTGTTCTCGGCGCGTTGCGTCAGGGCGCTAACCTCGTAAGAAAGCAGGCCCAGATCAACGCTCCGGTTAAGACCGGAAAACTTAGGCGCGGCATCCGCGTTTCCAGATCGAAGATCCACAGAGGCCGTGCCTCGCAGGATCTGATCGGCGTCTATATCTCCGTCCGAAAGGGTAAAAACGGCGCGTTCTATGCACCATTCCAAGAGGATGGCTGGCGAGCAGGGAAAAGGCTCGTTCCCGGCAAGAAATTCATAGACCGCGCATTCGTTCAGAAGCGCTCGGCAGCGGTAGATTTAATCGTGCGTACAGCGACAGCCTCGGCTGATCTGCTGGCGCGTAAATTGGGGTTATAAATGGCAGGACGCGGCGTTACCGTTGATTTCAATGCGAACGTAGCCAGATTTACTTCGTCCGTCGATAAGGTCACGAACGATTTAAATAGGTTCCAGACGAACGCGGAGCGAACCTCTCGGAACATTGACCAGTCTTTTGCTCGGCTCGGCGGAAACATCCGAAATGTATTCGGCGGACTCACTGCGGCGCTGGGCGTACGTGAGTTGGGCGCGATGGCCGATTCGTTCCAGAACATCCAGGCCCGGCTGAAACTCGCTACGCGTGGCGCGGAGGAATTCGCGCAGGCAAACGAGAATATAAAGCGCATCGCGGAAAGCTCCAAAAGTCCACTCGAATCGACGGCAATACTTTACACCCGCATCTCGCAGTCATTGCTGGACGTAGGCGGCACGCAAGCGCAGGTCGCCAGTACCACGCAAGCCCTCGCGCTTGCCTTGCGACTGTCCGGAGCGAATGCCGCTGAGTCCGCGTCTGCCATGCTGCAATTTTCCCAGGCTATCGGCTCTGGTGTATTGCGTGGCGAAGAATTCAACGCGGTCAACGAGGCGGCGCCAAGAGCAATGAAGGCACTTGCCGACGCGCTGGGCGTTCCTATCGGGCAGCTGCGTAACCTCGCGCAGGAAGGAAAGATCACCCGGGACATACTCGTTGAAGCCCTCGGCTCTCAACTGCCGCAATTGCTGAAAGAGGCCGAGACCTTGCCGAATACCATCGGCGCATCCTTAACCGATCTGAGCAATAAACTACTCCTGACCATTGGAGAACTGGACAAACTGACCGGCGCAAGCGGCAAAGCGGCTAATTTCATCGGCGAGGCGGGACGGATCGCTCTGGAAACCATCGTTGTCCTTGGCGCAAACGTCGCCTTCGTCTTTAAAACTGTTTACAACGAAATAACCGGTATTGGGCGACAACTCGCGGCTCTCGGGCGAGGAGATTTAAAAGGTTTTGTAGCAATCAGCGAGGCTGTGAGGGCCGACGCTGACCGCGCGCGCAAAGAGCTTGATGCCTTTGAGCAACAAGTACTCAATCCCAAGAAGCTCGCGATCAAGCCGCCCGTAGTCGATGAAGCGGCAGCAAAAAGGCTGCGCAGCATGCTTGGCGGTGGCGTAAACAGTGGTGCTGCAAAAGCAGCCGAGAAAGCCGCGAAAGCCGCTGCCGACGAGCGGCAAAAGTTACTCCAGCACGAAATGGAATCCGAACTGGAGATATTCAGCAAATTCCACAAGGACAGGGAAAAGGCCGCAAAGGACTCTCAGGACGCGCTCGATGCGCTCAACAGGGAAGGGCAGAGCCTGAAATTGTCCGTTGATCCGCTGGCGAAGATGAATGCGGAGTTGGCGCGTTACCGGGAGCTGCTCAGCAAGGGCGTGATCGATCAGCGCACTTTCAATCTTGCTGTGGAAAAAAGTATCGGCAAGACAACGGGCGTGGTCAAGGATGAGTTCGGCAAGATGAGTGCAGCAGCTATCGGCTTTCAGACGAATGTGCAAAGCACGCTTGGCCAAGGGTTGTATAACGGCATGAAAGGAAATTTCGACGGGATATTTGACCTGTGGACGGATTTGCTTTTTCGTATGGTGTCCGCCGGTTTGGCTTCCAAAGTTACGGACTCGGTATTCGGTGCAAACGGAAAAGGTGGATTGTTAAAAGGCGGTTTAAACATCCTCGGGTCTCTTTTCGGCGGCGGCAAATCCGGCACAAAACTCGGCTCGTCCAACTTCGGCCAATTCCTCTGGCCCAAATTCGCCTCTGGTGGCGACTTCATGGGCGGCTTGCGATTGGTAGGCGAGCAGGGCCCTGAATTGGAAGCAACCGGCCCATCACGCATATTCAATGCCAATCAGACGAAGGATATTCTGAGCGGCGGCGGCAGGGGAGTTCACGTTACTTATGCGCCGGTCACGCACATTGATAGCAGGGCAGACCGGGCATCGGTAATGCAGGACATGCAGAGAGTGAATAAGCAAGGTCAGGCAGAGTTAATCTCCCTGCTTGAGCGTCAAGGCAGGATATGAGCGTCATCACGTTTTCATCTTCCTTGAAGGTAGCCCGATGCACTTGGGCGCAAGTGAGGAACGATATTGAGTTCCGTTCCGCGTTCGGCTCTCAAGCGGTAGAAGCGGCGGGGCCATTGTGGGCTGTCACGCTGGAAGGCACGCCTCGTCTGGAATCAAACGGCGGCCCGTTCAAGGCACTCGGTATGCAGTTGCGCGGCAAGACAAATCAGCTTGCTATGTGGGATTTGGCTAGGCCTATCCCGCTCGGCACGATGCGCGGCACAATGACGCTGAATTCCGCTGCGGCACAAGGCGCGACGACACTATCCATTATCGCCAGTGGACAGGCGTCCAAAACGCTCCTGCAGGGCGATTATCTCGGCATAGGCAGCCTCTTGACCCAGCAAGTCGTAATGGTGGTCGAGGATGCGACTAGCGACGGTTCGGGCATCATCTCAGTCACGGTTGAGCCGCCATTGCGCAACGCTTTCCTGGCCGGTGAATCAGTTACATGGGATCAGCCTAAAGCACTATTCAGGCGCGTTGATAGCAGATTCGGATGGAATAATTACGGCGCGGTGGTGGATGGTTTTGTGCTTGACCTGATCGAGGATTGGCGCACGTGAGCGTTTTATCCGCATCGCAGCAGGCCGAGCTTGAGAAGCCGGTGACGCGCACTGTATACTTTGTGGAACTACAGCTTCTTAGCGGCACACAGTACATCTGTTCGGCAAATCAGACCATCACCTGGGGCGGTCATGACTGGATCGGCCAAGGCTCGGTAGGGGGCATCAGCCCGATTGAGGAATCAGACGGCGTTGAATCGAAGTCACTGACATTTACGCTGAATGTCGCCCAGCCGTCATATCTTGCGCTGGCTGTGGGCGATGTGGAGGAATACCGGGGCTTGCCTGCAAAGTTGTATTTCTGCCCACTTGACGAATCGTTTTTCATGGTCGGCACGCCGCAGCTATGCTGGCGCGGCATCATGGATCTGATGGCGATTGGCATCGAGGGACAGGAAGGGCAGATTAGCCTGAAGTGCGAGACCTCGGCCTACGGATTAAAGCGCCAGCCAGCATTGAGACTGAACGCGGCGCAACAGAAAAAGAAGTATCCGACTGATACTGGTTTCGATTACCTGACGGACATCATTGCAAACCCGGTCGTGTGGCTTTCAAAGAAATTTCAACGTAGTATTAATTGAGCGACTCGTTATAATTTAATCCTGTTATTCAACAGGAGCGAATGATGAGGTTGATTGCGGTGCTTATGGTGGCGGTGCTGGTGGGATGTGCTCATACCCCATGGGGCTACAACTTCACGCGCGACGGAGATATTCCCAAAGAATACAGAGCGGATAAGTCTCATTGCCATAATGCGTCATGGGCTGACGCAAAAGAAGAAGTGGGCACCACATTAAATGATGTGTTTCTGTATCTGTTTGAGAAGAAGATGCTCGCTTGCATGAAAGACAAGGGCTACAAAAGAGTAAATGACGCTGCACGAATACATAACCTCGCATCTCACCAAGAAATTCAAGTGGGGCGACAATGACTGCTGCACGTTTGCAGCGGGATGGATTGAAATTAAAACAGGGCATGATTACCTGACGGAGCATAGGCCGTGGCGAACGGCTAAACAAGCAGCAAGAAAACTTAGAGACCTCGGCGGTCTCTTTTTTTTGTTCAACGAAAACTTAAAACGCATCAATCCAAACATGGCTCAAGACGGCGACGTGACGATTATCGACGGCACCGCCAGCTTGTTTAGTGGCCGACATGTGGTCTCTGTCGGTCTCAATGGATTGGAGTACGCAGACAGAACGAGAGCCGAATGCGCCTGGCGCTGTTAGCGTTACTGCTGCTGCCATGGCCGGTGTACGCGATGCCCCCCGCATTATTCGTTGCGATAGGGTTAACAGCCGCGCAGGCGGCAATTGCGTCGACGGTTGCCACTATTGCCTCCATTGCCCTAACAATCGGCACGACGGTATTTGGTGCGGTCCAGCAAAAAGCAGCTGCCAAGAAAGCGAAACGTCAGGCAGCCCGCGCGCGTGAAGATTTTCTCAACTCGCTGCAAGAGCGCACGCTCACACGCATCGCGACTGAAGCGCCGCACGTTCTTGTTTATGGCCGGTCTCGCGTAGGATCGGCAGTCGTCGCCGTGTTTTCAAGCGGAGAGAACGAAGAATTTAAACACCTTGTTTGCATCCATGCCGCGCATGAGTGCGATGCAATCGAGGAAATCTACATCGAGGGCAAGGCGCTTGGCACGCTGGATGCGGATGGCTTTGTCACCAGCGGGGAGTATTACTCCACCACCACGGAGAATAAAACCGAGACCTTCGCTACATCCCCGTTCACTCTGGCGCATGCGCCGAGCAGCGCGGTCAAGGTTATCGCCCAGGCACGCTTCACGGATTTGTTAAGGCCCGGCGTCTCCTGGATAGAACATAGAGAGGCAGCCTACACGCGGTCAGGAAATACGATTACCGTGACCGGTACGGTTTCCGTACGGCCCCCGGCAAACCCGGCGATAGTTGGCGTGCAGGTTATCGATTACCGGGTCACCTACCAGTACCAGAAAAACACGTCGCAAGTCAGGGTGAAGAGGCATCTCGGTACGGCGGATGATACGGCGGACGCTTCGCTGCTGGCTGAAGTCCCGGCGAAATGGGCGTCGACCGCGGTGCTACGCGGATTCTGCTACACGGTTGTTCGGCTCGATCTGCGGCAAGCGGCATTCCAAGGCGGGCTGCCGGGTGTCGAAGTATTGCTGCGCGGCAAGAAACTGTATGACCTGCGCACCGGCCTGACCGCATGGAGCGATAACCCGGCGCTGGTCATTTACGATTATTTGACGTCGGATTTCTGCGGAGTCGATGCGGACGATCTGCCGGCGGCACACTTTATCACCGCGGCGAACGTCTGCGAGGAATCGCAATCATTCGGCAACCTGTACACGTGCAACGGCACGGTCACGGCTGATCAGGATCAAGCCAATGTGCTGGAAGCAATGGCTGATTCGATGGCGGGCGGCATCACCTCTACCACATGGGAGATATTTGCCGGCAAGTATGTCGCACCAACAGTAGCGCTGACGCAACAAGATATTGTGGGCTCTTTAGCCGTTACCCCTGGAATTTCTCATGCGGATTTGATGAACGGGGTGCGTGGGCAGAATGTAACGGCAGAGAATCTCTACGTCGCCACGGACTATCCGCCTTACCAAAATGCGACGTATCTCGCTTCGGATGGAAAGGACAAGTACGCTGACATAAATTACCCTTTCACCGACACTGCGCAGCGGGTGCATAACCTCGCTCGGATAGAGGTAGAAGACCAACGTAACGGTTTCACCTTTAAAGCACAGTTCTCGTATAAAGCATGGGATATTCACGTAGGTGATCGGGTTACATTTACAGGCGCTTTCTTCGGTCAGACGCTCAAGGTCTATCGCGTAACCGACAAGAAATATTCTCCGGATTCGTCAATCGAGCTGACGATGAAAGAGGACGCGGCAAGCATCTGGGACCTGGCCGATACCGTCACAATTGACGATACGCCGAATTCCGATCTACCCGATCCGTTCGTCTCGGCTCCGCTGAGTTTCGTCACCTGCGATTCAGGCACTGACGCGCTGCTGATTCAGCAAGACGGCACGGTTGTTTCGCGGATCCATGTCACCCTCGGCACGACTGCGCTGGCGTCCGGCTTAATCGAGATCGAGTGGAAGCGCGACTCGGAAACAGCATGGCGTAAAACGACAGTCACTGGCGACGAAACCGAGGCTTACCTGTCTCCGGTGGAAGATGCAGTCTGGTATGTGGTGCGAGCGCGTACGGTCAATCCGTACTTCAACGTTAAATCCGATTGGGTTTATGCGGATTTACACGAAGTACTCGGCAAGAGCGAGCCGCCGGCAGATATCACGGATTTATCCATCGACGGCGCGATCCTGACATGGACGGAAGTCACTGATCTTGATCTGGCCGGGTACGTTTTCCGCTACCACTTCGGTACAAATCTGGATTGGGGAACCGCTGTTGCGCTTCACAGCGGCATAGTAACCGACTCGCCCTTTAACCTGATCGCGCTGCCCTACGGCTCCGTGACGATCATGGGGAAAGCAGTTGATACGAGCGGCAACGAGTCGGTCAACGTTGCCACGGTGTTCGCCAATCTTGGTGATGCGCCCGTTGCCAACGTTTTAGCGACAAACGAGTTCGGGCCGACATTCCCCGGCACGCTGGATAACTGCACCGTATCCGATGGCGTCGTCATTGCGAACGCTGCCGATTCATTCTATGGAGACGATGCGCAGTCGTTCTTTGGCCTGGATGCCAACTCTTTCTATAAGCCAGCCGCTGGCTTTGGAAAGATGGTCTACGAAACGGAGCTAATGACGGTCGCATCCGTGCTGACCGGATCGAAAATGACGCTTGCCCTTGTCACAGAGGGCGTGGATGTCGTTGTCGAGTATCGGATTTCAGGCGAAGGATCGTTCTACGGACCGGACAGCGAATCGTTTTATGGCGCTGACAGTGACGGCTTCTATGTCCCGGGACCGGAGGCGTTCGACGCTATTACATCGACAGGCTTCGATGCAAATAACCCGGACTCGTTTTATGCGGTTGATGTAGCGAACTTCAACCCGGCAAGCCCGGATAGTTTCGTTGCCGTCGATCTGGCGGAGTTTTCTTCCACCGGTTCTTTCTACGGGACAGGCACGGCGGTGTATCTGCCTTGGCCAGGGCAGATTAGCGCGAAGAATGCCGATTACCAGTTCCGGATCACCGTCGGCTCGGGGGACGCGCAGGGCAAGATTTCGGGCCTGACGGTGACGATTGATGCGCCGGATATTGTCGAGAGCATTGCAGACCTTGCCATCAGTTCTAGCGGGACGGCCATCCCTTACACGAAAGATTTCACCAGCATCAAAACTGTAAACGCCCAGCTACAGGCTAACGGCTCGGGCGCGGTGACGGTCGAGATTGATAAGACATCTCCACTAGCGCCAACGATCAAGGCTTACAACGCATCACACATCGCAGTTTCAGGCGCAACAGCCGATCTCTTTATTCAGGGCTATTAAATGTCACTACTGCCAGCAGTAACAGAGGTATCCGATACCTACCCATTGCCGAGCAACGCCACAGCGCGGCTCGGTTTTTCCAGGTTATGGACTGCCATCAATGAATTTTTCCAGAAGTCTGAACTCGATCTGGCGTCTGCCGCAACGCTCGACATTGGCGCTCAGTTATCGACAAAGCTCAGGATCACCGGCACGACCGGGCCCATAACATCGCTGGGGGCGACCTACCGAGGGCCGATTCAGCTTCGGTTCGCAGGAATAGTGACGATCACGCACAACGCGACGACTCTGCGCTGCCCAGGTGGAGCAAGCGTCACCACGGCGGCGAATGATGTATTGATGGCGTGGCCTATCGCCTCTGTCAGCGGCACGCTCGACGGTTGGCAGCTTGTCGCTCTTGACAGGATTGCTCCGATCACTCAAGGCGGGACCGGTGCCGCCACCGCAGCGGCGGCTTTCACGGCGATAAAACAAGCCGCCACCACCTCGGCGACTGGGGTGGCGGAACTCGCCACGGATGCCGAAGCGCAGGCAGGGACGGACGCAGCCCGAGTGGTCACGCCAGATAACTTGGGCGCCACGGTTATTGGCATCGGGCAAACAAGTCAGCAATTAGTCGCCAGCCGTGCTTATAACACCGTCTACACCAATTCAACGGGCAGGCCGATTTTAGTAAACGTGCAACTGTCCTCGACTGCTGGCCATACAGCCCAGTTGACTCTCGGTTCAGGAGTGGTTGTCCAAGGATCATCGATTAGCGGAGCAGGTGGCTCAGCCGTTGCATGGGTGGTCCCTGCTGGAGAAACCTATAAGGCCACGGTTAACGCGGGGACCGGATCAATAGTCGGCTGGACTGAACTGAGGTGAGTATGAAATATTTCAAAGATGCGCAAAATAACGTCTATGAGTTCGAATCCGACGGCTCGCAAGACAAATTTATACGGCCTGAGCTAACGCCCATAACCAAGGCAAAGGCTGACGCGTTGAGAGCGCCGGTTCTTTCAAATGCCGAGTTCAATGCAATTGTGGATGCTCAGTTAGATGCGGCAGACCTCAAGATAATTCGCGCAATTACCGAGGGCGATACAGCAAGAATTGAAGAACACAAAGCGGCTCAGGCGGCCCTACGGGCGACACGCAAATAATGGGCGCGGTGACGAAACGCATAACCAAGGGGTCAGCGCTCACTCTTGAAGAGTACGACGCGAACCTGGACGCAGTAAACATACTGCGCACGCTGCCCACCGGGGAGTGGAAACAGGTTCCATCCCTTTTCCGATTGCTCCTGAAAGGCACAGGCACTTGCACAGTCGATGCGCGTAATACGGCAGGGACGATCACAGCAGGCCTGTACATCTATACAGCCGCGGCAGCCACAAATCAAATCGAATATCCATACCTGGGCGCTGACGCAATAGAAATCCGCGTCACGCTCACCGGTACTTGCACAGCGGAGGTCATATGAGCGGTTATCCAGTCGTCATTCGGGCTGAAGTCGAAGGCATCGGCACGTCCGACGAGATCGACAACCAGTCCACAACACCGGCATCCAAAACATTCGCGTCTGGTCTACTCTCCCTGACGCTTGCCTATTTCGATATGGGCAGCGCTGCGGGGAAGGCTATCTATGTCGTGTTCGATGCGCTGGACACAGCCGACGCGGCCACCAAGCTAGGGGTGGCAACCAGCCGGGAAACGGTGTTCCTCGACGAGCGCCGCACGTTCCAATTCAGCGCGGAGACGCCCTGTTACCGGGTTGATATCAAGTCTCACACGGCCGAAACGGGCGCCAGCAAAATAGCGATTGGCGGGAAAGTGCCGGTATGATCAATGAGCGCGTTTCAAACCTGATCGTGTCGTCAGGCTCGGCCGATGCGGTACCGAGCGCCAAGTACATCGGTTATTGGCCGATGTCGATGTGGCTATCGCCAACCACTTGGGATTTTCTCACTCAGGTCGGCACGGCTGCCATCGACACGACAAATAACTGGATCACCGGATTCACATCGTCGGCCTGGGCAGTGGCTGGAACACCTGTAAAAGTCAGGGCTACTGCCACCTTTCCCGCCGGGCTTTCGTCCACCATCGTCTACTATGCCGGAAAGCCAACTGCCGACCGGTTAACTCTGCACCTGACGGAAGCGGCAGCCCTCGCCGGAACTGGCATAGTGGATATCACATCACAGGGGACCGGTGACGTTACCATTTATCCGGCGTTCGTGAAGGACTGGAGCGGGCAGGGGAATGACCTGCTTTACGGCGACATCTTCGATACGCAAGTGTTCGCGACATTCCCTTACATGAGCACGATTTCAAGCGGCAGCGTGGATGGTTCCGTTGGTCGTCTGCCGGTGGCGGCTCTATCCGCGCAATTCGTCTGGCCAACCGATACATTCCTTTGCTTTTTCCGTGCGAAGTTCGGCACGCTCGTCGCCGGGCGATCATTCTTCGGGAATGGCGTCAGCGGTGCGAGCCACGGCCCGCGCTTTAACATCGGCTCGGCGGATACCAGCAAACTTAACTTGCAGGTCGCGCATGCCGGCACGGTAATCAGCGCCACGTCAGCCGCCGAGGCCTGCTCAATAACAACCGAGCATCACATTGCCCTGGCGCTTGAAGGCCCGACGGGTAGGGCAACGGTGTGGATCGATGGCGAGCGGGATCTGAATATCGGTTCGCTGAGTCTTTCGACCGTAGCAGCTTTGAATTTCACGACTGACCTGCGGCTCGGCGGGGTGAACTCCACCAACTCGCACGCGGCCGGATTCTGCGATTATCACGTGCTCGCTTGGACTGGTTCGCTACCTTCGAATATTGACACGCTGATGCGGCGGATCGCTGCGACGCGCTATCACCGCCTATCGGCTAGCGACTTATGACGCTTCTTTTCGATGGGCGTTTCACCACGACGCCTGATTTCAGCGCTTACAACCGCATAGAGTTATCGCCGTCAGGTGACGACCAGCCGCCCTATGCCGGCGGGGTGCTTGGGCAATACGAGATCGTGACCGATCCGGTTGGGACCGATCCTGTCGCGAAACTCACTGCAATTTCCTCCACACTAGCGCGCACGGAAATGCGCCCGTTTCAAAAGGATATCGTGTCCGGCGGTCCTGATTTCGGCGAGCTATGGTATGCCTGGTGGGATTTATTCCCTGCGGATTGGGTGGATGAGATACCCGGACCCGCCAATGCAGAGAGTAGCCTTCTGAGCGGCACGAAGGACATCATTGCGCAGGGGCATGCTTATGACGATGTCGCAGACTCGGGGCATTACCCGCAATTTGCAATGTACGTGCAGGGACAGCGGATTAAATTCCTGCGCACCTATGATACCGCTGCCACTACAACGCTCGTCGCACCGAACTTAACCGTTCATGGTTCGTGGCCTTTAGTCAAAATGGTGTGGATCGAGTGGGTATTGCACGTCAATTGGGCCGCGAGCTCCAACGGATTCTTTCATCTCTATAAGGATCGCCGGCTGGTCTACAGCGAGACCGGCGCGCCGAATACATATAACGATACGGCCGGGCCGTTCTTCAAGACGGGATTTTACAAATACTACGGTCCGCTCTCGCCGATAACGCGCGTCCGTTACAGCAAAGGCGTGGTGATTGGCGACAGCACATCGTCTTACCTTGAGGTAACCGGTCATTCCGCACTCGAAGCCGCGACCATCAGGCGGACAACGTGAACAAAGAAATCATCGACCAGACAGCGCATTTCACTGTTGCGTTCGCTTTTATGTGCGCTTTCATGTGGCCTCTGCCGTGGTGGGAAGCTGCGCTTCTCGTCATGCTCGGCGCGTTCATGCGCGAATTGAATCAACATGATTGGGATTGGCGAAGGGTCGGAACGCTGGACTTATCATTTTTCGCAATAGGGGCCGCATCTGCGGCCTTTTTACTTTAGGAGATCGAAATGCCGAGAGCCGTGTGGGAAAAAGTGAAAACCGAGGCCGAGAAATTCAATGATGTTTTGGATGACAAGGCCGACGAGCAGCTGCAGAAGGTAAAAGAGTCGCGCTATACCGGCCTGATTCTGGGCGGGGTCGCCCTGATCGCTATTGCGCTGATTGTCCTGCTGGCAGCCTATTAATCGTGGATGCGAATGTCGTGATGTGGGTTGCCGGACAGTTAATTGTGGCAGCTGCGATTTACGGCGGGATACGCGCCGACATACGCAGCATCCATCAACGCATTGAACACGCCGAAAAATCTCTGGTCGAGGCGCATACGCGAATCGATCGCATGCTGGAGCGCGGACATTGAAGCAGAAGCGGAAGAGTAAGACGCTCTGGTTTAATGGTCTGCTTGGCGCTTTATCTACCGGGCTCGCCGGGCTGGAATTCTTCACCGGCTTCTTGAAAGAATTTGTACCCGGCTGGGTGTATGTCGCGCTGCTCCTGGTATGCGCGGCGAATAACGCTATCAACTGGCTCCTGCGGCTTAAGACTACGGAGGCCGTGAAATGAAATTCGTTCTGAAGCAATTGAAAGTGGGGCGGTACGCGGGGCAATGGCGCTTCGCAATCGTCGCCGCGAATAATGAAAAGATCGATCCGCGGCAACTGTACAACGAACGTGAAGGCGCTGAGCGCGCGATAGAGCTAATACGGTCGATGAGGGACGCTCCTGTGGAGGTGATCGAGTGATCAAGCCATCTCCAACACAAATCCGGCAAGCCCGGTCCGCGGTTGCTGTCATGGTTCTGGCGGCGTCGACGCTTGTCGGGATCGCCGTACACGAGGGCTATAAAGATGAGGCATACATTCCTGTTGTGGGTGATGTTCCTACTATCGGTTTTGGTAGCACCGATGGCGTTCGTATGGGCGACCGCATTACTCCTCCACGTGCGCTTGTAAGACTGCTCGATGAAGTCGAGGGCGTCTATGCCGCCGGAGTGAAAAAGTGCGTCACTGTGCCGCTATACCAGCACGAATATGAAGCATATGTGAGCCTGGTTTATAACATTGGGGTTGCGGCCTTCTGCCGCAAGGCAAAGCCCGGCAAACCGCCTAATCTGATTGACCTGATCAATGCCGGGAAATATTCGGAAGCCTGCGAGCGCATCAATGCATTCAAGTATGGGCCGGGTAGGAAAGTATTGCCTGGGCTGGTGAAACGGCGGGCGGAGGAAAGCAAGTTGTGCAGGGGCGAGGCATGAGCCATGCAGTTACCTTCTGCTGGCGCAATGGAGCGACAACCGTGGAAGTCTTGCCAGAGGGACAAAAGTCCTTCCTGTTCCGCTTCCACGTTGACGCGAGCCAGATCCCCGGGGACGTCCTTTCTGCCTGCGTGGTGGCCGAGGTTGACGAATACGAATGCGAGATCAAGGCATGGGGTGGAAGGCGCGGCCCGACGACCGCTGACCGGAAAGCGATCGCCGAGTTTTGCCGGATGCGCGGATATGTCGAGGTTTACTGGTGGCGCTACAAAAACGGATGCGCGCCGAAAAAGGTTTGGCTGTATCAGGTATTTCCGGTTTGATGTAGCAAATGGGGCGTCTTGCCCGCAACCCGCCGACCGTGAGGGTTACTTACACAAATGGCAACCTAAAGGAGAAGTAAAGATGGCTCAAATCGTAATCACAAGTGAACTGAAAGCAGACGACAGCGAGAACGCGAAAGTCAAAGCTGATCTTCGCGTCCGTTGTTTTGACATGGATGACGAAACCACCCTGGCGGTGGAAGGCGAAGTCGTCGGCCTGGTAGGCGGATTGCTGAATCTGGGCAAAGCCGGAGCCGCGAAAAAGGCCGCTGCGACAGCAGGCTAAAGCAAAGAAAGGGGCGTCAGTAATGGCGCTCCAATTGCCTAAAAATCGGGCGATTATAAAGCCCTACAATCGATTTAAATACAGCCGGATAGGGTAAGGTAACCATGCCAATTTTCGCTATTTTCGGGATTATCGCCGTAGTCTCATTTGGCATAGGAATGTATGCTGGCGTCAAGTGGGATAGCGCATCTCACAAGGCTGAGACCATCACGGCTCAGAAAGAAGAGATCAGGATCGATCAGGCCCAGGATGAAGTAACTGCCGACGCTGGAACGCAAGCGGTAATCGTGCAGGAGAAGATCAGGACAGTTTTCAGAGATCGTATTGTTTATCGAGACAGAGAGGTTCCATATGAAGTCACCCTACGCACTGATTCTGGCTGCGTCATTCCTAATTACTTTGTCGGCCTGTGGAATAGCGCCAATCAAGGGACAGTTCCCGACGCCTCCCGCGGAATTGATGAAAGCCCCTCAGGAGTTACACTCACAGACGTTGAGCGCCAGAAAGAGCGGGAAACCGAAATCTGTCTTGCCAACACAGAGCAACTAATTGGGTTGCAAGGGTGGGTCAGGGATCAGCAGGCAGTGGAGTAGCGATATGGGAATTCCCATATCGGATCATTTCGTTGACGTCACCAACATGATCCCAATTCCCTCGAAATCGATGGTTTTAAAATGGTGGAATTACACCGAATTACAGTCGTACGGTTTTTTCGTACAACTGAATAATGAGAATAATTGCGGAGCAAACCCTATTTTGCGGAGCAGAATTTTTACTTAG